ACTATATTCATAAAATAGAAAAAGTTGATAGTGTACCAGTTGCTTGCATTCAAGTAAAAAGTGAAGATCATTTATTTTTGTGTGGCAAAACTTTTATACCGACGCACAACTCAACAACCGTCGTTTCTTATCTTCTTCATTACGCAGTATTTAATGATAATGTAAATATTGGTATTCTTGCAAACAAAGCAGCAACTGCTAGAGAACTATTGGATAGATTGCAGACAGCATATGAAAATTTACCGAAGTGGATGCAACAAGGGATTGTCTCTTGGAACAAAGGTTCTCTTGAACTTGAGAACGGAAGTAAGATCTTGGCTGCTTCTACTTCTGCTTCTGCGGTTCGTGGTATGTCTTTCAATATCCTATTCTTGGACGAATTTGCGTTCGTTCCAAATCACATTGCAGATTCATTCTTTGCATCGGTTTATCCAACAATTACTTCTGGTAAAAGTACAAAAGTAATTATCGTATCCACACCACACGGTATGAATCATTTCTACCGTATGTGGCACGATGCAGAGAAAGGTAAAAATGAATATGTATTTACCGATGTTCACTGGAGTGAAGTTCCAGGAAGAGACGATAAATGGAAAGCACAAACAATTGCAAACACTTCAGAGCAACAATTTAAGGTTGAGTTTGAATGTGAATTCTTAGGTTCTGTTGATACTCTGATTGCTCCGAGCAAACTTCGGTCATTAGTTTATGATACCCCAATTAAAAGAAATGCTGGACTTGATGTATATGAAGAAGTGAAAGAGGAACACGATTATATTATAACAATTGACGTTGCCAGGGGTGTAAGTGAAGATTATTCTGCATTTATTGTTATTGACATAACACAGTTTCCACATAAACTAGTTGCAAAATATAGAAATAATGAAATTAAACCAATGCTATTTCCAAATATAATATATGAAGTAGCAAAAAATTATAATAACGCATACACTTTATGCGAAGTTAATGATATCGGAGATCAGGTTGCTTCATTATTACATTATGACCTTGAATATCAAAATGTTTTAATGTGTTCAATGAGGGGAAGAGCAGGTCAAGTTGTGGGGCAGGGATTTTCGGGTAAAAAAACACAACTTGGTGTAAAGATGTCAAAAACTGTAAAAAAAGTAGGATCATTAAATCTTAAGACAATTATAGAAGAGGATAAATTAATTTTTTCTGATTATGATATTATTTCTGAATTGACGACATTTATTCAAAAATCTAATTCATTTGAAGCTGAAGAAGGATGTAATGATGATTTAGCTATGTGTTTGGTGATTTATGCGTGGCTAGTAGCACAAGATTATTTTAAAGAACTTACAGATCAAGATATTAGAAAAAGACTATATTTGGAACAAAAAAATCAAATAGAGCAAGATATGGCACCCTTTGGGTTTGTTGTAGATGGTAATGAAAATAGTAGTTTTACAGATGTAAATGGTGATCGTTGGTATACTGATGAATATGGAGATATGTCTTATATGTGGGATTATATGTAAAATAATAAAATAATAAATAGTTTTTAGATAAATGAGAACTTAGGAGAGAAAATGGCAACTCCCCAATTGTCACCCGGTATTATTACCAGAGAAGTTGATTTAACTGTAGGAAGATCTGATAACGTTTTAGATAACATTGGTGCAATTGCTGGACCATTTTCTATTGGACCAGTAAATGAAGCAATTGATATCACTACAGAGCAAGAGTTAATTAATACTTTTGGAAAACCAATATCATCAGACCGTCAATATGAATATTGGATGAGTGCTTCTTCATATCTTTCATATGGAGGAATTTTGAAAGTAGTCAGAGTGGATGATGATAATTTAAAAAATGCTAGAGTTGGATATAATACTACTGCTACAGTAGATATTAAAAATTTTGATGACTATAATTCTCAAAATACTGGTAATTATCATTTTTCTGCTAGGACTCCAGGTACTTGGGCAAATTCATTAAAGGTATGTGTTATTGATGATAAAGCCGATCAAATTATTGGAATCAATACTACAAACTTGGGAAATATTGGTGCAGTTATTGGATATGGAGTTACAACTGGAATATCTACTAACATCGCTGGTGTTGGAACAGTAACTTCATTTAGTGGATATTTAAAAGGTATAATTACAGGAGTTACAACTTCTAGTAGCGGTAATTCTACAATTGATGTAAAAATAGTTTCTACAGTTTCTGCTGCTGGAACCGAATCAGAAATTTCATACGCAGAAGGTTCTAGAAGTTCTTCATTTTATTCAACTGATACTTTAACATTTATAAATGAAGCGGGAATAACTACTGGATTATCTATAAATTCTGCAACAATGTCTGATTGGTATAATGAACAGACTTTAAATCTTGCAAATTCAACATTATATTGGAAGTCTATAGCACCAAAACCAGTATCTACCCAGTATGCTATCAATAGAAATTGCAAGAATGATGCATTACATATTGTAGTAGTTGATGATACTGGTTCAGTAACAGGAATTCAGGCAAACATTCTTGAAAAGCATTTAAACTTATCTAAAGCAACTGATACTATATCTGGTGTAAATTCACCACAAAAAACTTGGTATAGAAATTATCTTGCAAATTTTTCAAATTATGTATATTCTGGAACAAATTATTATACTTCTACAGATACTTTAAATAATATCAATCCCGTTTCTACTGGGTTTACAACATATTCTGGAATCCCTTCAGTATCATTTACACCAATCAGTTTAACAAACGGTGGATGGAATCAAGAAGCACAAGGAAAAACTTTTAATGCAATTGGAAATAATACATTTACTCTTTCTGATGGTGCAGATTACAGTGGAAATGGAATGAGTGCTTCATTAGGGGCATTAAATACTGCATATGATTTATTCTCAAATAATGATGAAATTGAAGTTGATTATTTAATTTATGGACCTGGATTAGAGGTAAAAGAAGATTCTCAGGCAAAGGCAAATAAATTAATTTCTATCGCAGAAAATAGAAAAGATTGTATTGCTCTTATTTCTCCATATAGAAACTCAGTTGTAGATATTACAAATACAACTACACAAACTGATAATATAATTGATTTCTTCTCACCATTATCTTCATCCTCTTATACAATTTTTGACAGTGGATATAAGTATACTTATGATAGATTTAACAACTTGTTTAGATATATTCCCTGTAATGCAGATATTGCAGGATTAATGGCAAGAGCAAATGTGACTGGATATCCTTGGTTCTCCCCAGCAGGTCAGCAAAGAGGAGTTCTTAATAATGCAATTAAACTTGCATATAACCCAACAAAAGCACAAAGGGATCTTCTTTATAAATCAAGAGTTAATTCTGTAATTAATCAACCTGGAACGGGAATTTTACTTTTTGGGGATAAAACTGCACTTTCTTATTCTTCTGCATTCGACAGAATTAATGTTCGTAGGTTATTCTTAACTGTCGAACAGTCACTTCAAAGGGCAGCACAAGCACAATTATTTGAACTAAATGATCAGACAACTAGATCAAATTTCTTAAATATTGTTGAACCATATTTGAGAGATGTTCAGGCAAAAAGAGGGGTTTATGATTTCCTAGTAATTTGTGATGAAACTAATAATACCCCAGATATTATTGATAATAATGAGTTTAGAGCAGATATCTTCCTAAAGCCAACTAGATCTATTAATTATATTACTCTTACTTTTGTTGCTACAAGAACTGGAGTTTCTTTCCAAGAAGTAGCAGGAACAGTTTGATTTTATTATAATTAACTACACACGGAGGTTTTAAAAATGTCTACACTCAGAACAATTACTGGATTTAAAGAAAGACTAGCTGGTGGTGGAGCAAGACCAAATTTATTTGAAGTAGAAATTCCAAGTTTCCCTACAACAGTATCTGATGCTTGGTCAACTGGTGCAGGACAAGAAGTAGAAACATTTAAGTTTCTATGCAAATCTGCTGCTCTTCCTGCATCAAATGTTTCTCCTATTGATGTCCCATTCAGAGGAAGAATACTTAAAGTTGCAGGAGATAGAACAATTGATGCTTGGACGGTGACGGTAATTAATGATGAAGATTTTAAATTAAGAACTGCATTTGAAAAATGGATGAATGCTATCAGTAAATTAGATAATAATACTGGTGCAACAAGCCCAACTGCATATATGACTGATGCTCTAGTTCATCAACTAGGTAGAGGTGCGGGGACTCGAAACTCAACTGCAAATAGTGATTCTGCAAATGGAACTGACATTATTCCATTAAGAACTTATAAGTTTTATGATATTTTTCCAACAAGTGTGTCTCAAATTGATCTTTCATATGATAGTGCAGATACTATTGAGGAATACACTGTAGAATTCCAAGTTCAGTATTGGTCAGCAGAAAATACAGATGCTACAACAACTGAAATTTCATAATAAATAGTAAGAAGTAAGTTAATAGTCTGTATATAATGTCAAAATTATTTGGATTCTCTATTGAAGAGAATGAACCTCTTTCACCAACTACAGTTTCCCCCGTTCCTCCTAACGACGAGGACGGGGTTGATTATTATTTAACTAGTGGTTTTTTTGGTTCATACGTTGATATTGAAGGTGTTTATAAATCGGAATTTGATTTAATTAAAAGATATAGAGAAATGTCACTTCATCCTGAGGTTGATAGTGCAATTGAAGATATTGTAAATGAAGCAATTGTTTCAGATACAAATGATGTCCCTGTTCAAATTGAGTTGTCAAATTTGAATGCAAGTGATGGGATAAAGAAAAAAATTAGAGAAGAATTTAGACATATTTTGGATCTTTTAGATTTTAATAAAAAAGCGCACGAAATATACAGAAACTGGTATATCGATGGTAGACTTTATTATCATAAAGTTATAGATTTAAAAAAACCACAAGACGGTATTCAAGAATTGAGATATATTGATGCAATGAAAATGAAATATGTGCGTCAATCAAAAAAATCTAAAAATGATGGAGTTTATGTAAGAAATACAAGATCAAATGATCCTATGCAATATGAATTTCCACAAATTGATGAGTATTTTATATATAACCCGAAAATGAGTTATCCATCAGGTACTATTGGAAGTAAATCCTCAAGTATCAATGATGGAGGAATTAAAATAACAAAAGATGCTATTACATATTGTACGTCAGGTCTTGTAGATAGAAATAAATCGATTACGTTATCGTACTTAAATAAAGCAATTAAATCTCTCAATCAACTTAGAATGATTGAAGATTCGTTAGTAATTTATCGTATTTCTAGAGCTCCTGAAAGACGAATATTTTACATTGATGTTGGAAATCTTCCAAAAGTTAAAGCAGAGCAATATCTTCGTGATGTTATGATGAGATATCGTAATAAACAAGTATATGATGCTTCTACTGGTGAAATCAGAGATGATAAAAAGTTTATGAGTATGCTTGAAGATTTCTGGCTCCCAAGGAGGGAAGGTGGAAGAGGAACAGAAATTTCAACTTTACCAGGTGGACAAAACCTTGGAGAAATTACTGATATTGAATACTTTAAGAAAAAATTATACAGATCTCTCAATGTTCCACCTTCAAGAATGGATGGTGAAGGTGGGTTTAATCTTGGCAGATCTTCTGAAATATTAAGAGATGAACTTAAGTTCACTAAATTTGTAGGACGTTTAAGAAAAAGATTTTCTTACATGTTTAATGATATACTTAAAACTCAATTGTTGCTAAAAAATATTATAA